CAGCAGATGACGATTTGGATCCGTGGGCTGATATCGCGGGATAACTTCAATGGCACAAGACAGTTATGCGGACATTGCCAAGATGTACGCAGAGAGAGTCGTGGCCGGAGAGATTCTTGCGTGCAAATGGGTGAAGGCAGCTTGCAAGCGACAACTCAACGATTTGAAGAAGTTCAAGGGAAAGTCCAGTCCTTACCAATTCAATCCAAAGCTCACAAGCAAAAGCGGTAAGAGCTACTACCCGGCGGACAACCTGTGTGCGTTCATTGAACGGTTACCGCACGTCAAAGGTCCTCTTGCAGGTGAGCCCATCACTCTGGAGCCATGGCAGGTATTCATCCTCACAACGGTGTTCGGTTGGGTGAAGGCTGATGGGACGAGAAGGTTTCGTCGTTCGTATATCGAGGTTCCACGTGGAAACGCTAAATCAACTTTGTCCTCCGCTGTAGGGCTTTACATGCTGGCGGCTGATGGCGAAGGTGGTGCAGAGGTTTACTCACTGGCCACCACACGTGATCAAGCACGTATCGTTTTTGGCGACGCACAAACCATGGCGCGTCGTAGTCCGGGATTTCGTAATCGGTTTTCGGTGAATGTCGGTGCGCACAACATGAACGTGATGGCCTCGGGCTCGAAGTTTGAAGCGCTGTCGGCTGAAGGTTCTACGTTGGATGGTCTGAACATTCACTTCGGTTGCGTGGATGAGTTGCACGCGCACAAAACTCGCACTGTTTATGACGTAGTTGAAACCGGTACCGGCAAACGGGATAACTCCCTGCTTTGGGTCATCACCACGGCTGGTAGTAATCGGGCGGGCATCTGTTACGAGGTCCGCTCGTTTGTGACCAAGCTACTTGATGAGGTGTTCGAGGATGAAACTCAATTTGGAATCATCTACGGGCTAGATGACGGAGATGACTGGACGACTGAAGAGTCGCTCATCAAGGCCAATCCGAACTGGGGAATTTCGGTGCGCTCGGAGGTGCTTGGACCTTTGCAAGCCAAGGCGATGCAGTTGCCAAGTGCGGTGAACAACTTCAAGACCAAGCATCTCAACGAGTGGGTCAATGCTGACACCGCTTGGATGGATATGCGGGCATGGGATGCTTGCGCTGAGCAGGGCATGTTCATCGAGCAGTTTGAAGGTCAGCCTTGCTGGATTGGTCTTGACCTGGCTAGCAAGACAGACATTGCAGCCCTGTTGATCGTGTTTAGGCATCCTGAAATCACCGATGCATTTGTGACCTTTGGGAAGTACTACCTTCCTGAAGATACGGTTAATGCTGCGGTGAATAGCCAGTACTCCGGTTGGATGCACTCTGGACGATTGATAGTCACTCCCGGCAACGTGATTGATTTTGGTTGGATCGAAGCGGACTTGTTGGACATGGCCACGCGCTATGAAATTCAAGCAGTGGCATTCGATCCCTTTCAAGCAACGCAGTTATCCACAAGGATGCTGTCGGAAGGGTTGCCAATGATTGAGGTTCGACCAACGGTCTTGAACTTCAGCGAACCCATGAAGACCTTAGAAGCCCTGGTCTTGCAAAAGAAGCTCGTTCACGACGGTGACCCTGTTCTTGGCTGGATGGCCAGCAACGTGGTGGCTCACTTGGACGTCAAAGACAACATCTATCCACGCAAGGAGCGAGCAGAAAACAAGATAGACGGAATCGTGGCGCTGATCATGGCGCTTTCACGCGCCATCAAACCCGGTGAATCGGTGGTGCTTGGTTCTGACTATGAGTTGATGGTGCTCTGAAGCTATGGGAATGTTTTCCTTTTTTGATCGATTCAGAGCTTCAGGTGGGGACCGTTCTCCATGGGGGGACTTCTTCTTTGAGCCAGTTGCTGCACGAAGCACCTCGGGCATGCGTGTCTCGCCCGATGGTGCGCTTCGTCTTTCGGCTGTTTACGCCTGCGTGCGTATCCTGTCGGAGACGATGGCCTCACTTCCGGTGGTTATCTATCGCCAGCGCAAGGACGGCGGCAAGGATCGGGTGACAGATCATTGGCTCTACGGGCTATTGGCTATAAAACCCAATCGTTTTCAAAACCCATTTGAGTGGCGCGAGATGCTGCAAGGTCATTTGTCTTTGCGAGGGAATGCCTTCTGCCAAATCATCTCTAACCCCAAAGGTGAAATCACAGAGCTGATGCCCATCCATCCGGATCGTGTGCGAATGGAGGTGATGGATAGCGGGGACTTCCGTTACCGGGTGCGAATGCAAAGCGGGGACGAAACGGTATTCCCTCGCGGTCAGATTTGGCACCTTAGGGGCTTGTCCTCTGATGGGCTGATGGGGATGAGCCCGATAGAACTGGCGCGTGAAAGTCTTGGAATGGCTCTCGCCGCTCAGGACTATGGCGCACGATTCTTCACCAATGATGCCAAGCCCACAGGTGGTTGGATTGAGTTTCCGGGCACCTTTAAGGATGCAGAAGCCAAGCGGGTCTTTCGTGATTCGTATCAGTCGGCACAAGCCGGTTCTAACCGGGGCAAAGTGCTGGTGCTTGAGAATGGCATGAAGTTCCACGAGGTAGGTGTCACGAACAAGGACGCTCAGTTCTTGGAACTACGCAAGTTCCAGATAACAGATATCGCTCGAATGTTCCGTGTGCCACCGCACATGATTGCTGATCTAGATCGGGCGACTTTCTCGAACATTGAACAGCAAAGCCTTGAGTTCGTCATGCACACCATGACACCGTGGGCTGAACGCTGGGAAGCTTCGATTGAGTCGGACTTGATGCTCGAAGGGGATCGGTTGGAGGTGGAGTTTGACTTTGCCAACCTCATGCGAGGGGATGCAACCAGTCGATCGGCCTATTACCAAAGCGGTATCCAAAACGGCTGGTTGACCCGAAACGAAGCTCGCATCTCTGAAAACCTCAACCCCTTGCAAGGACTCGATCAGCCGCTTCGCCCACTGAACATGGTGGAAGAAGAGGATGCCGAAGAGGCCGAGCAAGAAAACGAGGCCAACGATACCGAACCTTCTGAGGACGCCACACCTCCGGCTGAGCAGGACATGAGTCTGCGTTTTCGGATGCTGGTGGCATCAAACGCCAATCGTCTGGCGCGGCGAATTGCCAAAAAGGGCGCGATTGGCACCAACGAAATCGGATTGATCTCACAAGCCTTTGGGCTCGATGCCACTCATGTGAGCGCATGGGCGCAGCAACAAGTCCTCCCGCTTCAAGAAGACGCGCTGTCGGCTTCACTTATTCAACTTGGAATGAACCAATGAACAAACAACTCCTTCTCTCTGAATTCTTGACCACGCCTTGGGCACTGATGCCCGAGCGCCTGCAAGCCATGTCTGGCATCCTGACCCGTTGGTCTGCGGGTGAGCCGCCCAGCGATGAGACGATGTTTCAGGTCAACACCGATCGGGTGCTCCGTGACTCACGCAAACAGATGGCAGCGGCCAGCACAGGCTCTGGCATTGCGGTGCTCCCCCTGTATGGGGTGGTGACCCAACGCGGCAACATGGTGGATGACATCTCAGGCCCGGGAAGCTCCAGTACCCAGCAGTTCACATCCGTCTTGCGCCAGATGCTCGCAGACGACACAGTCGGTCAGATCCTGATCGACATCGACAGTCCTGGTGGCAGCGTCTATGGCGTGAGTGAGTTGGCCAGCGAGATCGTCAAAGCCCGCGCTCAAAAACCAGTGATTGCCGTGGCCAACAGTCTGGCCGCATCTGCTGCTTACTGGATAGGTTGCTCGGCCAGTGAGTTCTATGTCACCCCTGGTGGTGAGGTTGGCTCTATTGGTGTGTGGCAAGCCCACTTCGATTATTCAAAAGCACTCGAAGAGGATGGGGTCAAACCAACGCTCATCTCCGCAGGCAAGTTCAAGGTGGAGGGAAATCCGTACGTTCCGCTCGATGAGCAGGCGCAGGCTTTCATGCAGTCGCGAGTCGATGACTACTACAACTCCTTCGTGGAAGCAGTAGCGATTGGTCGCGGTGTGTCCATCAACGATGTCATAACCGGAATGGGCGAAGGTCGTGTGTTGGGAGCTGATGCCGCATTGGCTCAAAACATGGTCGATGGCATCGCCACCTTTGATGATGTGTTGGCCAAGATGCAAGCAAGCATCCGATCCAGCAGACCACACAGCCAGTCACGTCTCAAACAAGCGCGTGACGCACTTGCGCTGATCTAACCAGTTTCATTTTTATTTTGCACCTCTCCGTAGAGGGGTGCGCTTTACTGCGACCCGTTGGTCGTAATCCCTGTCGCCGCCTTGAGTCATTTCGACCAGGCGGTTTTTTCATTTCTGGAGAAAAACCAATGAGTAAGCAACTCCGTGAGCTTCAAGCTCGCAAAGCATCCTTGGTCAAGGACGCACGTGCCCTGACCGATATCGCTGCCGCTGAGCAGCGTGACATGAACGAAGAAGAGGTCAGTGCTTTTGAAGCCCTGAAAGCCAAGATCGAAGCAACTTCGAGTGCCATCGATCGCGAGGCTGCCTTGATTGCTGAGGAGGCGCAGATGGCCCACACGGCCCAACTGCCCACTGCCTCCGTGATCACGGTTGTCGATAACGCAGCCTCTGACCC